GCGCCTGCGCGCTCGCGGGCGTCGAGCCGAAGCTAAAAGACTGGAGCGGCGACGATCCGATCGCCTACGTCGTCTCGCTGAATCTCAAGCGGAGGCACCTCGACGAGAGTCAACGGGCAATGGTGGCGGCGCGGATTGCGACGATGCGCCGCGGCGATAATCAGCATACCGAAATTTCGGGAACCTCTCAGCGCAGCGCGGCGGACCTGTTGAGCGTCAGCGAGGACTCGATTGGCTTCGCCCGCAAAGTTCTCGACCAAGGCACCCCCGAACTCGCTACGGCGGTGGATGCGGGCGAGGTGGCGGTATCTACGGCGGCGCTTCTTGCCTTGCTGCCCAAGGACGAGCAGCGCGACGTGGTGGCCAAGGGCGAGCGCGAGATTCTTGCCAGGGCGAAGGAGATCCGTGCGCGCAAGAACGAGGTGCGGCGGGTGGAGCGCGTCGAGAAGCTTGTCGAGATCTCCAAGGGCAACGCGCCGCTTTTGGCTCCCGTGCGATTTCCGCTCCTGCTCGCCGATCCGCCGTGGCGTTACGAGCACGTCGAGACGGAGAGCCGGGCGATCGAGAACCACTATCCGACCATGTCACTCGAGGAGATCTGCGCGCTCCCCGTCGCCGGTGTGACAACCGACGATTGCATTCTGTTCATGTGGGCGACGAGCCCGAAGCTCGTCGAGTCCATGAGGGTGATCGAGGCGTGGGGCTTCAGCTATCGCACGTGCGCCGTCTGGGTGAAGGACAAGATCGGAATGGGCTACTACTTCCGGCAGCGTCACGAGCTCTTACTTGTCGCCGCCAAGGGCAAGCCGCCGACGCCCGCGCCGAGCGATCGGCTCGACTCCGTAATCGAGGCGACGCGCGAGCGACATAGCGCGAAGCCTGTTGAAGGCTACGAAGCGATCGAGCGCATGTACCCGACGCTCCCGAAAATGGAAATGTTTTGTCGGTCCCCTCGTGACGGGTGGCACGTCTGGGGCAATCAGTCGTGAACGACTTCGTGACGTGCTTGGCGCAGTCTCACGCGGCGTCTGATTGGTCTGGATGGGAGACCGTCTACCGCGCGGCGTTCCCTGCGTTCTCGGCCATGATCGATCACCGCGCCGACGGAGAGCATCAGCGCGCAGGGATCGATCGCTCGATCATTCTCACCAACTCAAAACAGATCCTGATCGACGAGAAGGTGCGCGGGCGAAACCGTCTTACAGGTGCAGTCTACGACGACATTCTTCTTGAGGTCTGGTCCGACGAGCGCGCCAAGTCGCCGGGGTGGGTCGTCAAGGCGATCCGTGCGGACTATATCGCCTACCTGATCGCGCCGCTTCAGCGCTGCTACCTGCTCCCGGTCATTCAGCTGCAAGCAGCATGGCAGAGGCACGGAAAAGAATGGACGCGCACGTATGGCACGAAGCGATCGCAAAATCGTAGCTGGGTGACCGCGAGCGTCCCTGTTCCCGTCGAGAAGTTGTTTCCGGCGATCGGTGGGTGTCTGCGCATTGAGACGCCTCCGTATGACGTGACGCCGTGACCGCCCGCGGCAAATCCCTCGAGCTCGCCATTGCGCGCGCCGCACGGGGCTACCGCAAGGAAGCGCGCGCGTGCCTCATGCGCCAGTTTCCGCAGATGGCATGGCGCGGCGGGTCTTACGAGTACGTGAGCGACGCGCCGATCGACTTCATCGGCGTCGTGTACGACCGCGAGCAACCGCGCGCCTACGCTCTTGAATGCAAGGAGACCGGAGAAGCGTCGTTCCCGATCGCAAAGCTCGAGGAGCACCAACGCCAAGCGCTCGAGGCTTTCCGGGCATGCGGCGCAGACACGCGTATTGCCGTCGACTTTACGCGCATCAAAGAGGTCTACCTTCTTGATTGGCTCCTCGTCGACACGTTCATTCTCGCGCCGTGGCGCAAGTCGCTCACTGTCGATTGGTGCCGCGCGTACGGGCTTTTGATCCCGGAAGAGAATCGCGACAAAGACGAGACGCGCAGGGCTCTGTTTCTTGAGGGCGCCGCGCACAAGGATCAGGCGCGATGTCTCGAGATCGTGTCGACCGAGCGCCAGCAAAAGCCGGTCATCTCACTCGATTCCGATTTCAGCGACGAGGATGATGACGACGAGCGCGAGGTGCGAAAGGAACTACTCGCGCCAATGACACCAGAGCAAATTCGCAGGCGCGGCGTCGACGCGATCAACGCGTCACTTGACCGCGCCAGTAAGCAACTCGCCAAGCAATCCGCTCGCGAGAGAAACCGCAAACGATGGAGCCGTGCAGGATGACAACCGAAGAGCAGGGCAAGAAAGAAGTCAGCGAGGACGCGAGTGCTCGACTTGAGCGTATCAAGAACGACGAGGAGACCCGGAAGCAGGTCGCGTGGCTCGTCGAGAAAACCAAAGCGCGCCTTCTCGCGCAGTGCAACGGCCGGCCCGCGCCTGTGTGCCTCCGCGCGCTTGTCGGCGCGCTCTGTGACGTTGCCAAGCACATTGGCCTCGACCGAGCACACCTCGACAATCTCTATCTCGCCGTCGTCGACGGCGAAATTCCTTACGACGCGCCGCCCGAAAAGGCCGCGCCGTGAGCGACGACTTCACGCCGCCGCGAAAGCCGCTGAGTGACTTACAACGTCAACTCCGTGAGCAGTCGAGGTGCATTCACTGCGGACAGCCCGCGTCAAGCCAGCGCCTTGACTGCTACGAGTGCCGTAGCACGCAAGAGGTGCGGTTTCGCACGGGCATTTTCATCAAGCGACTTCGCGACATCGCATGAACACGTCAAAAGAAACATCCCTTCGCGTCATTCTTGGCGCGGGGTTGATTCACGCGCCTTTACTCAAGACATGGCTCCCGCTCGTCGAAGAGCAGGACTTCGAGGGTGACGGCCGAGCAAAGCTCTACTTCAAATCGGCCAAGGCGTGCGAGAAAAATGGAAGCCTCGACCGACCGGCGCTCACCGATGAGATGCGCCGGCGCAATACGAACGGGCTCTTCAAGGAGATTTCGCTCGACGCATACCTTGAAGATCTCGCCGACGACGTTGTAACGATCGATCCCGCGGCCGTCATCTTCCACGCCAAGCGCTTCCGCGCTGAGTCGCGCAAGGAGCGCCGCGCACGAAGACTTAACGAGCTTGCGCACCGCGCGCTCAACGACGAGGAGGGTGAATCTCTTGGGGCGATCGAGCGATTGCTCGAAGAAGAGCGGAGGGGGGCAGCCACCGAAAAGCGTGCGCCTGCGAGAGCCAAGGAGGCCGCACTTTCTGATTGGTCCACCGCGCTCCCCGCGCCAATGCGCACAGGTCTTCAATCGCTTGACGCGGCGATCGGCGGTGTGCGACCCGAGTCGACCTACAGCATCATCGGCAGCTCGGGCAAAGGAAAGTCAGGCTTTACCATTCAGCTCACCCGCGGGCTTTTGCGCTTTCGCCCCGTTCTCTACGTCTCGACTGAGCTCTCGCGCCGTCAAGCGCTCGCCCGTTTCGCCGCGCAAGAGCTTGGCGAGTCATGGTCGAAGGTCTACGCGCTTGCCCCCGAAGGGGCGCCACATATCGCGCAAGTCCTCGAGACCCATTGTCAGCGCCTTCGCGTGCTCAAGCTCGAGCGGAACACCTCTCTCACCGACGAGCTCGACCGTGCAGCACAGGAGGAGGGCGAGGCCCCCGTACTCGTGCTCGACTACCTTCAGCACGCAGCGAGGCGCTTAGAGGGCGACGACCCGCGCGTCATCACCGCGCAGATGTCGGACGAGATCACGTCGTACGTCACCGCGAACCGAACCAGCGCGCTCGTGGTCTCAAGCACTGCCCGAGGCTTTTACAAGGACAATGACAAGCGGGCCGCTACCGACTTCCTCGGAGCGGCGAAAAACTCGGGAGACGTCGAATTTGACGCCTCAGCGGTGTTGTTTTTGGACACCGACCCGTGCCCGCTTGGCGGATCGTCGAATTGCAGGCTTCACATCGCGAAGAGCCGGTTCGGTGGTGAAGGGCAAACCATTGGGCTCAAGTTCATTGGCGCGCGCGGCATGTTCGAGGAAGACCCGAGCGCCGCGCTCGATGACAACCAGCGCGACGTGTTCGAGATGATCGGATCGGGCGCCGGAACGGTCGAAGAAGTTGCGCGCGGACTGCAGCGCCGAAAGCAGGACGTTACGGACGTCATAGACCTACTTGCAAGACGCGGGCTCATCACGAAACGACCCCTTGAGGTGATCGGAAAATGACTTTTTTGCTCGTTTTTGCGTTGTTTGGTTTCCCGTCGGTGGGAACGCTCGGGAACGATTTGGGAACGATCGCTCAGCGACGGGAGCAAGATCGTTCTCGACGGGAGCACCCTTTTTCACTCGGGAACGATTTTTTTCGTTCCGGGGTCGGGAACGATAGGTGTGTTTGCCGTCGGTGCGGATCGTTCCGGGGTCGGGAACGCGCCTCTAAAGGGGAGCATCGTTCCTCCCCTTTAGGGGAAAGCGGGAACGATTTTTTAGAACACCCTCACCCATTACGTGGGAGCGAAAACAGCGCTCGGGGTGGCCGGTGATGGCTCGTGCAAAGGTGCCTGGCGTTCGCGCTGTCCCGCTTGCCGCGGTCAAGGCGCTGGCGCTTTACCCCGAGCCGCCGCGCACGCGTCTTGAGTCTTGGGCGGTACGGCCCATGTACTCGTGCGACCCGGAGAGCCCGGCCGCTGTTCGGCCGTGTCCGTGGTCTGGTTGCCGGTATGTCTTGCGGACCGGTGCCTGTGCTGTCGATGCGGCCGAGAGCGGAGAGAACACGCTCGAAGCGATTGCGCGCGCTGAAGGCGTCGCAATCAAGCAGGTGTGGAAATACCAGCAGCGCGCGCTTGGCAAGCTCAAGGCGATGGGGCTGCGGGTGTTCCGCGGGCAGCTCGTGCCGGACGAAGGGTAAAGCAGGGGGGAAACTGAGAACGTGGCTGACGATCCGGCGAAGCGGGACGCTGCGGGGCGCTTTGGCGCGGGGAACAAGGCCAACCCCTCGGGGCGGCCAAGGGTTCTCGTCGAGGCAATCGAGGCGTTCCGTCGTCCCGAGGACCTCGAAAAGCTGCGCCTTCGCCTGCTCGAGATTGCGAAGAGTCGGGACTTGAAGGCGGCGATCGCGGCGATTCGCGAGTACCATGACCGCGCGTTCGGCAAACCGAAACAGGTTGTCACCGGCGAGGACGGCGGACCCGTGCAAGTCGACATCACGGCAATCGCCTCGAAGATCCGAAAGCTCGCCGGCGACGAATGAGCGAGTCGGTGCTCAAGCGCGCAGCAAAGCGCGCGGGCGCGGTGGCGCTTCTCACCGAGCTCTCCCCTGAGGAGTTGATTGCTGCGCAGTACGCGTGGGAGCTCAACGCGCGACCCGAGCAAATCACCCCGAAGCTCTCGCAGGCCGCGTTGCCGTGGCTCGTGTGGCTCCTCCTCGCCGGTCGCGGCTTTGGCAAGAGCCGCACGGGCGCGGAGTTCGCGCGCGCTGAGGCGCACGCGCAACCAGGCTCGCACGGTGCACTCATTGCTCCGACCGCCGCGGACGCGCGCGACGTCATGGTCAAGGCGCTTCTCGATTGCTCGCCGCCGTGGGAAGGGCTCGACTACGAGCCTTCCAAGCGTCGGCTTACCTGGCGCAACGGCTCGACGGCGACGCTGTACTCAGCCGAGGAGCCGGACCGATTACGCGGCCCGCAGCACCATTGGGCGTGGGCAGACGAGATCGCGGCATGGCCGTACCTTGAAGAAGTCTGGGACATGCTCATGTTCACCCTTCGTCTCGGGGCTCACCCGCGTGTCTGCGCGTCGACGACGCCGCGGCCCCTCGCGCACATTCGCAAGCTGCTCAAGGACGACGCCACGGCCGTTACGCGCGGCTCGACGTTCGACAACGCGGAAAATCTCTCGCCGTCGTTCTTGAAGGCCGTGAGCGAGCGCTACGAGGGCACGCGCCTCGGACGTCAAGAGCTCTACGCCGAGCTACTCGACGACGTCGAGGGCGCGCTGTGGACGCATGCGCTGATTGAGCGAGCGCGCGTTGTGAGGCCGCCTCAGCTACAGCGCGTAGTGATCGCCGTCGATCCGTCCGGCTCAGCCAAGAAGACGGCAGACGAGGCCGGGATCGTTGCCGTGGGTGTTGGGCAGTGCGCGTGTCTGGGGCGCGTTGAGCCGCACGTGTTTGTGCTCGAGGACGCTTCCGGCCGCTACTCGCCGCGCGACATGGCAGAAAAGGCCATTGCGCTCCTGCGCAAGTGGAACGCCGACCGAATCGTCGCCGAGGACAACTTCGGCGGGAAAATCATCGAGGACCTGCTACGCCTCGTCGATCCGTCGGTGCCTTACCGCGCCGTTCATGCTTCGCGTGGCAAGATCGTGCGCGCGGAACCCGTCGCGGCTCTCTACGAGCAAGGCAAGGCGCACCATGTCGGGCTGCACCGTGAGCTCGAAGACGAAATGTGTTCTTACGCGCCGCTCGTCTCGACGGAGTCACCGGGGCGCCTCGACGCGAACGTGTGGGGCATCACCGACCTCATGCTCGGAGAATTCATCGGCGATCCCGGGCGCGTTACGAGCGAGGGGCACTCGCGCTACTCAAGAAGGGATGGCATTTGATGGGCATTTTCTCGGTCTTTTCGCGTAAGCCTCCGAAGGATTCCGGCGTGCGCATTGATCCGCGCATGAACATGACGCGCCAGTATCCCGAGGACACGGTCACCCCTCGCGAGCTCAAGCGCATTTTGAAAGAGGCCGACGGCGGGGACGTCGCGCGCTACATGGAGCTACTCGACGCGACGGCGGCAGATCCGAAGGCTGCCTCTGTGCTGCGCACTCGCAAGCTCGCGGTTGCTGGCGCGCCGAGGAGATTTGAGCCGGGCGACGAGAGCGATCGCGCCAAGCAGATCGCCGACGAGACGCTCGACTTTTTCAATCGGATCCCGAACGTCACGCAGTTTCTGATGCACCTTCTTGACGCGCATTATCGCGCGTTCGCAACCATGCGCCTCGAATGGGACGTGCAACCAGGACCGCTCGGACTTCGCCAGTTGATTTGCGGGTACGAGGCGATCGAGTCTCGCTTCCTGCGGTTCGAGAACGCGTGTGAGCCGCGCGTCATGACACAGGGTGACTACCAGGGCGTGCCGATTCCGCCCGAATGGCTGTTTTTCACGATGAACGACAAGGCGGGGCCGGTTGTGCGCGGCGGCACCGGTCGCGCGCTCGTTAAGGCGTGGGTCTACAAGGGCTACTTCACGATCGACATGGCGTCGTTCATCGAGACGAACGCCAAGCCGCACGTGCAAGTCACCGTGCCGGGTCACTACGTCGAGGGCTCCGCCGAGCTCGAGCGCGCCAAGGATGCGGCGCGCGCGATGGTGTCTGACTTCATCGGGCTGGTTCCCGAGGGTGTGAACATTCAACTCATCGAGAGCGTCAAGCAGACGTCGACGGTGAGGGACACGTATCTTGCCGCGATCCGGTATCTCGACGAGGTGATCTCAATCGCCGAGCTCGGTGGCGATCTGGCCTCGGGCTCGTCGCAGTCGGGCGGTATCGGCCACGGCGCCGAGGCTGAGCAACAGGGCGACGTGAGGCAAGACATCAAGGAATTCGACGCGCTCAGTGTCGCTGATTTTCTGCAGCACTGCGTTATCACGCCTCGCACGCTGCGCCAGTACGGCGAGAATGCGCCGATCCCGAAGCTCGTGATCGACGTGCTCGAGGCCGAGGACGAGACCGAGGTCGCGACCGCGCAGAAGCTGCGAGCGGAGACGCTCGAGATTTTGCAGCGCATCGGAAAAGAAATTTCCAGCAAGCAAGTCGACGAAGAGTTCGACCTTCGTCCTCCCGACGGGAAAGAGGACGTTCTCGTCGCGAAAGCTAAGCCGGTTGCGCCGTCGCTGCCCAAAGACAGCGGGGCCTCGTCGCAGGGGTAGGGGTAAAGCGCATGCGACGCTGGTTTCGTGGATGTAGCCACGCTGCTTGCAGAACCCTGGGCAATTTCCGAGCAAGGTCTTGAGCTCGTCATTGCCATTGCGAGCCGCGATGAGTTCTTCGCTGAAGTTCGCGAGCAAGCTCTAGCCGCAAAAGAGGGCGTTCCCCTCGAGAACACGCACAAGGTCACGACGCGCGGTCAAACCGCGATCATTCCGGTGGCTGGTCCGATGTTCCGTCACGCGAATCTTATGACGCGCGTCAGCGGGGCAACGAGTTACGCGACGCTTCGCAAGGATCTGCAATCCGCTCTCGAAGATCCGAGCGTGGCGTCGATCGTGCTCAACATCGACAGCCCTGGCGGTGAAGCCAATGGCGTATCCGAACTCGCCGATGCGATTCGCGCGGCGTGCGAGGTCAAGCCGGTGGTCGCCTATGTCGGCGGAACTGGCGCGAGTGCTGCGTACTGGATCGCCGCCGCGTGTAGCAAGGTTGTTGTTTCTCAAACAGCAATGCTCGGTTCGATTGGCGTTCTGTCGTCGGTCGTGAAGTCGGCGGACGGCAAGCGAACGGTCGAGTTTGTTTCCTCGCAGTCTCCCTACAAGCGCCCCGACCTCGTCAGCGAGGAAGGCATCGCGCGCATTCAGCGCCGTGTCGACGATCTCGCGGAAGTCTTCATCGATTCGGTGGCGAAATTCCGTGGTGTTTCCAAAGTCGCAGTGCTCGAGCGATTCGGGCGCGGCGACGTGATGATCGCATCTCGCGCCGTCGAAAACGGCCTTGCCGATCGCATTGGCGACTTTGAATCGGTCGTCGCCGAACTCAACCGGGCCGAGCGGCCCAACGCAGGAGCCCCATACATGAAAACCGCACTGCTTTTGGCGTTCGGCCTCGCCGCCGACGCGAGCGACGACGCCGTTGTCGCCTTCGCGAAGAACCTGAAGGACCAGAACGGCAAGCTCACCGAGAAGTGCGCTTCGCTCGAGGCCGAAAAGGTCAAGCTCGAGGGCGACGTCAAGGCGTCTGCTTTGAGCGCGCGCGAAAAGGCGCTCGACGAGAAGATCAAGGCGTTCGCCGTCGATCCGTCGGAGCGCGCCGAGCTGCTCGAGTTGGCGCAGGAATCGCCCGCGATGTTCGACAAGTTGCTCGCCAAGCGCCTCCCGCGCAACCCCGGCGGTCCGCGCGTCGAAGTGGCGAGCGTGTTGACCGGCGCGTCGCGCGTCGATGCCGCCGAGAAGGCGATCGACGCCGAGCTCGCGGCCGATCCGAGCATCACCCCGTCGGTCGCGATGCAGCGTGCCGCCGAGAAGAACCCCGCTCTCTTCGCTGAGAGCACCAACGCCATCACCGAGGGAGCGTAGCCATGCAGGGAATTTCGCAGACGAAGGACGCAATCATCCTCGAGAAGGCTCTCGAGGCTGACATCGGTCCGCACCTGGTTGTCGTCAAAGGCTCCGCCGATGGCGGCGTCGCCCTTCCGGGTGGCGCAGACGTCCAGTGGATGGGCGTCACGATCGAGAACGGTCTCTCTGGCGAGAAGCGCAAGGTTGTCGTCGGCGGTGGCGTGATCGTGAAGATCAAGGCCGCGGCGGCGATCGCTGAAGGCGCCAACGTGTCGATTCACGGCACGACCGGAAAGATCAAGACGGCTGCGCCCTCGACGGGCGCGAACTCATTCGTCGTCGGCAAGGCCATGGAGGCTGCGGCGAACGACGGCGACATCATCGGCGTGCTGCTCACCCCGGGCGTCGTCATGCAGGGCGCGTAAGGAGATAGACCATGATCGACATTCGACAGACCTACGAACAGCCTCTGCTCTCGAAGCTGGCGCTCAAGTACTCCAATCGCGAGCTGATCGCGTCGAAGATCTTCCCGTGGGTGCCGGTTCCCACGGATCAGATCAAGTATCCGAAGTGGGATCGCGGCGCGTTCTTCAAGCGCGCGAACACCGCTTACGGCGCGCGCTCTCGCGCGAACGAGCTCGAGCTGAAGGTCACCAAGGCTTCGCACGAGCTCAAGCACCGCGGTCTCGGCGCGTGGATCGACGACGACGAGCGTCGTCTCTCGGCCGGAATCTGCGACCCGCGCGCGGCGAAGATGGAGCTCCTGCAGGATGCGATGCTCCTCGACCTCGAGCTCGAGGTTTCCTCGAAGCTGCTGACGGCGGGAAGCTACGCCTCGACCAACAAGGCCACGCTGTCCGGCTCGGATCAGTTCTCGCACGCGAGCTCTGACCCGAAGGCGACGATCCTCGCGGCGCAAGACGCGATGATCAAGCGCCCGAACAAGATGGTCGTCGGCCGTCAGGTTCACTCGAAGATCACGACGAACCCGAAGGTTCTCGAGGCGGTCAAGTACACCGATGGCGCGATCAAGGCGCTCGAGTACAAGAAGCTCGCGGACTACTTCGAGGTCGACGAGTACATCGTCGCCGAGGGTCTGTACGACACGGCCGCCGAAGGTCAGACCGAGTCGCTCTCGTACATCTGGGGCAAGTTCTGCTGGCTCGGATACGTGGCGCCGAACCCGAACCCGGTCTCGATGATGGGTCAACCGAGCTTCGGCTACATGCCGATCTCGCGCGAGAAGGGCAACCTGTGGCGCGTCTACACGAAGTCCCCGGACCCCACCATGGGTGTCGGCGACGGCATGGAATACGTCAAGGTCGATGCGACGTACGAGCTTCTCGTGTGCGCGTATGACCTCGGCTACCTCTTCACGGCCGCGGTGGCGTAGTGAAGTTGCTCGCCAAAGAGCCGATCTCGCATGGCGTCGACGGCGTGTCGTTCAAGTTCGCGCCTGGCGAAACGCTCGATGTGAGCGACGCCGAAGCGCAAGCGCTGATCTTGGCGGGCGCGGCTGAGCCTTTTGTGCCCGCAAAGGCTCCCGAGCCCGCCAAGGTCGCCAACGAAGAAAAGCCCGCGAAGAAGCACGTCGAGAAGTAGTTCGGAAAGGAGGATCGGATGTCGTTTTCAGAAGAAGCCGATCTCAATCTTTCCGAGCAGCGTCTCGTTGAGCTTACCGACAGCGAGGAAGCTGTCGGCGAGAAAGACGCGGAGCTTCTCGCGCGTCTTCAGCTTCGCGCAACCAATAAGATCAAGGCAGCCCTTTACGGGAAGTACGCAGTCGATGAGAGCGATCCGCCCGAGATTCTCGTGCAGATCGAGGCGGATCTGTGGCGCTACTACCTCTACGAGCACCGAGAAACGATGAAGGTGCCCGAGGTGGTCGAAAAGGCTTACCGCATGGCGATCGATCTCCTCGAGGGGTATCGCACCGGAACCGAGCTCCTCGCCGCGTCCCGTGTCAACGCTGCCAGCGATCCAGCCCCGAGCGCCGGCGCATTCTCGAGCGACAGCGATGCGCGCGTTTTCGGTCGCGCGAAGGATTCCCTCTAATGGAGTTCTCCGTGAGCGTTGACGTGAGCGGCATGGTCAAGGGGTTCGACGGTTGCCGTCGACGCCTTGCGAATGCTGAGCCCGCGCATCGACTCATTGGGCGCGAGGTCCTTGTGCCCATGGTGCGCGAGAACTTCGACACCTCGGGGCAGGGGCAGTGGCCCGAGCTCGCGCCGTCCACGCTTCTCGCTCGCGCGCGCAATCCGTCGGGCAAGGCGGACATTTCCCGTGCGGGCGGTGGCGCATTCCGTGTGTTCTCGAGTCGTCGCAGTATGGGGCCGGCGTCGCGCGCGGAATCGCGTCTGATGGGGCTCTCGCGTGGCGCCCGCGGCCTCACCAAGCGCGCGCGAAAGACCGTCGAGAACGTCAAACCGCTCATTTGGTCGCGCGCGCTCTATCGCTCGATGAAGGCGATCGCGACTGACGAGTATGTCGACGTCGGAACGCCGATGATCAAGGGGCGAACGCTGTTTTTCGGTCGCGGTCGAGTGCCGGCGCGCTATCCGTTTCACTATCGCAGTGGTGACGTGAACGCGATCCGGCGCATCTACGTGCGCCACATCTTCGGGAAGCTCGTTCAATGACCGCGCGCGCCGCATACGCGCGCATCACGCGCGACGCGATCTTGAATGGAATGGTCGCAGCTCTTGCGTCGGTCGCAGCGACCGTGGGCGGCGCGGTGAGTTCTTCCCGGCCGTTTCACACGGTCGATCGCTACATGGGCGAGCTCTCGAGCGAGGAAGCGTTCAAGCGCGGCGGCGTTGCCGGTCGTTGTCCGGCCGTGCGCATTGCATTTGTCTCGGATCGCTCCGTCCGTACGAGCATCGGTCGTCGCGTGGACACGGTCGAGGCCACGTTTACGGCGGTCGTCTTCTCGGATTCGGTGAAGTCGAAGGACGACCGCGCCACGCTTCTTGCTCACGCTGAGACGGTTCAGCGCTTGTTGGCTGCGCGACGCTTGGGGCTCGAGATCAAGCCGCTGCGCCATCGTGCAACGTCGGAAATCGGCGAGATCCCGCACTGCACCGCCTACGCGGTGACCTTCGCGACTCGTTACCACGTCGACTACTCCAAAGCCGTCGAATCGGTCCCGTTTCGCGAGGCCATTGGCGACATCAATCACCCGATCCTCGACGAGGAAGAGTCGATCGCGGGTCGAAACCTGATCGGCGTCAGCGTCGCCGGTCTTGAGGGAGACGCATGAAAACCATTTTGGTCAAAGCAGTCACAAACAGCGTTCCGACCGAGGAAAACGCTCGCCGATACATCGGCGCGGAGCCCGTGCAGGTCAGCGAGACCGCGTACTACCTGCGCCGAATCTCTGACGGTGAGCTCGTGGTCGTCAGCGCATCCGCCGCTGAGAAAAAGGAGAAGTAGGTCATGGAAATTTCTTTACCCTCTGAGATTCTCACGAGCGACAAGACGCCCCGCACGGCGGTTGCGATCGATCGCACCTCCGGCGTGAAGCAAAAGGCCGACACGGCGCGCGAAGTGCTGCTCGTCGGTCAAATGCTTTCGACTGCAGTGGTCGCGGCTGCAACTCCTACGCAGCTACTTCGCGAGGACGACGGCGCGAACTACTTCGGCGCGCGATCGATCATCGATATCGCGTGTCGCGCGGCGTTCAAGGCGAACCCGTTCGTCAAGCTGTCGGCGGTCGGGATCGCGGACGCGGGCACGAAGGCGACGGCAACGGTGACGTTTTCCACGACCGCGACCGGCAACACGGTTTACCGGCTGCGCATCGCCGGCAAGGAAGTGGCGATCGATATCGCGACCGGCGACACGGCGACTGTCATCGGCGACGCATTGGTTGCGGCGATCAATTCCACGGCCGTTACGCTTCCGGTCTCCGCGGCGAACTCCTCCGGCACGGTCACGCTCACCGCGAAGAACGGCGGCACGGTCGGAAACGGCATCAAGCTCGCCGGCGCCTTCGACGCGAACGTGACGACCACGGCGGCGCTTTCGGCCTCTGCTCTTAGCGGCGGCTCGGGCGCGGTGACGATCACCACGGCGCTCGCTGCGTGCGCGTCGAAGCGCTATCACGAGATCGCGCTCTTGCTCGACGACTCGACGTCGGGCGGTGCCGTCAAGTCTCACGTCAACACCGAGGGCGACGCGGAGCACGGCCACGGCGAGCACTGCTGGCAGGCGGTCAACGGGTCTCTTTCGACGAACACCACGCTTTCGCTGGCGCTCAACGGCCTGCGGAACATCGTGCTTTCGACCAACGCCTCCGAGTCTTGGTCGGTCGAGATCGCTGCTGCAGCGGCCGCCGCGGCGTCTCGAGTCGAGACGACGACGCAGCCGCTCAACAACCTCGTGCTCGAAGGCATCTTGCCGCCGCCGATCGCGAGTCGTTGGACGCGCACGGAGACGCGCACCCTGATCGACAACGGGTGCTCTCCGCTCGTTGTTCTTCCGGGGGAACAGGTGGCCTTTTCGCGCGTCGTGTCGACGGGCGTCAAAAACTCCTCGGGCGACTGGGATTACTCGCTTCTCGACGTTCCCAAGCTCCGCGGCCTCGACTACTTCCGGGACAACCTCGTGCTGATGTTCAACACGAACTACAGCGCCTCGCGCTGGGCTGACGAGGACCCCGACGGCCTTCTTCCGACGGACGTCGCGACTCCCGAGAAGGTCAAGGTTGACCTCATCGACGTCGCGCGCGAGATGGAGGGGCTCGGCGTTCTTCAGCGCGTCTCGAAGTACGAGGACGAGTTCGTCGTCGAGAAGCGCGGGAGCGCTTGCTACTTCTCGTGTCCCGCTGCGGTGGTCGACGGCATGCACGAGCGACTCGGGAAGATCGTTTACAAGCTCGGCTAAGGCCGACGGGAGATCTGAAAAATGGCCGACTTTATCGAAAGAGCAACCCTTCAGGTCGATGGCGTCGACCTCGACGACATCATCCTTGCGGTGGCCGAGTCGAGCGATCGCCCGACCAAGCCCGTCAACACCATGAACAAAGCGCGCATCGCGCGCGGGTTCAAGCAGGGGAACAATCAGTACTCGCTCGACATCGACGCCGAGCGGATCGTCGATCCGCGCGTACCGGACTGGCACAAGCTGAAGGATGACGGGACGCCGATCAAGATCGCGATCCGCTACAACATCGGCAAGCCCGTTACGTACTCCGAAGGCAAGGTGACGAGCGTCAAGGATACGACCTCCGACGGAGACTCGGCGCGCAAGGTGACTTGCGTCTTCCGCAAGCGCAAGCAGTAGGCGCATGGCGAAGAAGTCCTTTCTACGGCGCGTAGAGCCTTCGCGCGCGCGCACGCGCGAGATTGATTGGCCGTTTCCGGTCGAGGGCGATCGTCCGCGCGTGAAAATGCGCGTCCTCGGCTCGACCGAGATGGAGGCCGCATACCTTGCGGTCGTCGACTATTTCAAGGCGAAGAAGCTCAAGGTCGCCGTCGACGACGTTGCGTTCATCAAGCGCGAGCGCGTCGAGCTCGTATTGCGGGCTTTCAGCGCGGACGGCGAGCCCATTGCTGACACCGCGGACGAGCTCGCTGCGGAGCCGCCCGAGGTGATCGGGACGCTCTACCGCGAATGGGACGCGTTTCAGACGGACGTCACCGCCGCGCCGATGAACAAGGGCGAGATGGATGCGCTTGTCGAGGCGTTAAAAAAAAACACCCAAGCGGTTCCGCTACACGCCTTACCTTTGAGCTGGCTGATCGAGCTTATTTCTACTTTGGCAAGCCAGCCCGTGACCTCGACGCAGGCGAACGAGGGTGGCTGATCGCGATGGCGCTGTCGGGTCGACAGCTCGACGAGGCAGCGCGTCAAAAGGCCGCTGACGAAGCGTCTGGCGTCAAGCGTATGACGCTGAGCCCGGCCGCGCTCAAGCGTCTCAAGAAGGCAAAGAGAGCGCGTGAGCTTGCCGCGAGGAAGGCGGCGAAACCGTGAGCGACGGCGAACTCGAAGCGAAATTCCGCGTCCGCTTAGAAGGCAAGGACGAGCTCGCCGACTTCTTCGGCAAATCCGCGCGCGGGTCGGAGCGCTTCGCTCAGGACATTGGGCGAAACATGGAGCGCGCGGGCCGGATGATCTCCGGCTTTGCGAACTCGGCGCGAAGCGGGCTCTCGGCGTTCTCGGGTGGCGGATCGAGCATTGCGTCAGAAGCGCGCGGCGTGCTGACGCTGCGAGACGCAATCAATCAACTCGCCGTGCAGTCTGGCAAGGGGACGGAGATTGTTGGCGGGCTGACGACGCAGATTCACGACGTCGCGACCGCCTCTCGACAGCTTCAAGGCGACGTCACCGAGGCGCTCGGGGCGTTCGTCGAGAAGACGGGCGATCTCGAGACGGCGCGGAAGAATATCGAGCTCTACGGCAAGACGGCGACGGCGACCGGCGCGGCGCTCAAGGAAGTGGCGCAGGTCGGTGTTGAGCTCTCGGACAAGCTCAACGTGAAAGATCAGGCGAACTCGTTCGCCATTTTGGCTGCGCAGGCAAAGGCTGGCGCAATTGAGCTTCGCGATCTTGCAACCAAAGGCCCGCGCATCTTTGCCGCGGCCGCGAGCGCCGGCGCTACGGGTGAAATGGGCGTGCGCGAGGCCGGCGCGCTCGCGCAAGTGTACGCGAAGGCGTTCGGTGGTCGTGGTTCGGCGGCATCCGTGGCGACCGCGGTCGAAAACACGTTCGCCTCGCTCGCCAAGAAGCGCAGCGCGCTCGAGGGCGCGGGGCTGAAGTTCACGAACGCAGACGGCTCGAATCGCGATCGGTTCGAGGTGCTTTTCGACCTCATCCGCATGACCAAGGGCGACGAAACGAGCCTGCGTAAGGTCTTCACCATGCAGGGCATGCGCGGTATCGAAGTGCTCGCGCGCGAGTACCGCAAGACCGGAGATTTTAAGACGTTCAAGGACTTCCGCGACGTGCAGCTCGATCGCGGACTGCTCGATCGCGACTACGCGACGCGGGCAAACACGGGCCTTGCGAAGCTCAGAGGCAACGAGATTGCGCGCGCGCGCTTCTTCGAGGAGAAGCTCGGCGGCGCACCGGAATGGGTGGCGGAGAACGCGAACGCGCTGCAGCTCGGGCTAATGGGCGTCGGCGCGTGGGGCAAAGGGATCTCGTTGGGCGGGTCGTTGCTGCAGAGACTTGGCAAGGGCGGCCTTCCGGGGCTGTCTGGCGCAGGCGGCGCGCTCGCTTCGCTCGGGGCGACGCCTGTGCGGGTTGTGAATTGGCCGAATGGCGGACTTGGCGGCGTTCCTGGCGCGGGCGGCGGTGAGCTTGGCGGCGCAGCGAGTGCGCTGCAGAAGGCCGGCATGGTGCTCGCCGCGGGCGCAGCGGGATACGCGGCCGGTTCCCTTATCGACTCAAAGCTCGATCTGTCGGGGAAGATCGAGAAGGCCATGTTTGAACTGATCCACCCGAACGCGTCGCAGGACACGCAGGCCGAGCGCCGCAAGAAGCTCGAGCAAGAGTCTTCGCTCTCGACGAAACGTCGTGGCGCGCTCGCCAGTGTTTCCGAGGCGGCGGTCGCGGCCGGGCTTTCGACTGCCCCGCTTCCCATGAAGACGCTTCCGGGAATGGAAGGGATCGGCATCAACCTCACGGTGAACGTAGACAAGGACGGAAACGTGACCGCAGAGAGCGAGACGCAGGGCGTGCGCTCGCCGAAGGTCATGGCGCGGCGAAATGCGGAGGGTGACTAGTGGCTACCTGGGAGGACTTCATCGTTGCCGCTCAGTTCGACGGGCTCACGATCGACGTCGTATCGACGCGCGACGAGGGAGCGAACGATATCGACAGCCAAAAGTTTCCGAACAAGAACGGCACGAAGCGGGTCTACCGCGGCGCGAATGGGTGGCAGCGCGACATTGTCGCGGTCTTTATGGAGTCGGACTATCCCGACACCATGGATCAGCTCATCAAGAAACTCGAAGAGCAAAAGATTCACGAGTTCATTCACCCGATCTTCGGAAAGAAGAAGGTCGCGTGTGATCGATTCGTCGTTGCGCACGACGCCGAGGACGCCGCCGACTTTGGCACCGTTCAAATGACGTTGCTCGAGCACACCGACGGGGAAGGTGTAACGGTGCAGCGCGATCCGATCCCGGCACGCGCGAACCAGGTGCGAACACTGGGCACTGAGATCCTCGAGGCGCTTAGCGAGCTACAGGCGACGCTCGAGATCCAGAACTCCGAAATTGGTCTTGCGGTCATTGGTGCGGTGAATGCGGCGAACTCCGTAGCCGAGTCACTCGAGGCGACCGGGGACGACCTTTCAAGCATTGCAGTTCAGGCGACGACGAGCGGGGCCGTTGCGAAGGTTGACGAGGCGATTACGCTCGTCGCCGACTACTCGAGCTCCGAGGAGTACGAACTATCTCGGCTGCTTTGCGACCTCGCCGGGGCGCTCTCTGCCATGGCCGGATCTCTGATCGAGAAACGTCCGCCCCTGCAAAAGTTTTCCGTTGTCGCTGAGACGAATTTGCGCGCATGGGTGTTTGACAAGTACTGCAAGCTCGGCCTTTCTGTTGAGGAACTCGAAGATCGCGTGAATGAGGTTCTGTCGCTGAACTCGTTCCCCGATCCAATGACGATCCCGGCCGGGTTCTCGGTGATCGCCTATGACGAGTGACGCAGACGACAAGGTGTCGATCGTCATCGCCGGCGAGAGCTTCGAGGGGTGGCTCGACGTCTCCCTCGACTCTGACTTGTTCACGCAGGCCGACGCGTTCAAGCTTTCTGCGCCGATTCCTGCGAAGTCTGTTAGGGCGAAAATCCTTCCGTTCTCGACGTGCGACATCTACGTCGGCCGAGATCGGCAAATGGCCGGGTTCATCGACGACGTAACGCCGAGCGGGGATCGGTCCTCTTCGAGGCTGTCCGTCGTCGGTCGTGACCTTGCCGCTCACCTCGTCGACAACGAGTCGAAGAAGTTCAACGCGAGGGACATGAACATCAAGACGATGATCGAGAAGCTTGTCGATCCGTCGTGGGGGATCAAGGTCGTCTTGTCCAACGAGGACAATCGCCGATTGCTGCTCGGGAAGAAGGACAAAAAGAAGGTTTCGGCGGCGACCCCCGAGTTCCTAAAGCCGATCCCGCGCGCGTCGACGAAGATCGACGGCGGCCAAAAGATCTCACAGATCATCGACACGCACTGCAAGCGCCTCGGGATCACGTGGTGGATGACGGCGAAGGGCGAACTCTTCCTCGGAAAGCCCAACTATAAGCAGTCCGCGGCGTACTCGTTTCGATTGGCTCCGCTTGGTTCCTCGGAGGCGAAGAACAACAACGTCGAGCGCTACTCAGTTCAGCGCTCGGCGGCGGATCAGTACACGGAGATCGTGGTCAATGGCGTTGGGATCGCGAAGACGAAAGGACTGTTCGATTCTGGATCGTCGGCCCCGAAATTTACCGCGACGGCCGTCGACAGCGAGCTTCAGCGCCGAGGGATCAAGCGCAAGCTCATCATCTCCGACTCGGACATCACCTCGAAGAGCGAGGCCACCAAGCGCGCTCAGACGGAGTTGCAGCGAAGAAAGCTCGCCGGGTTCTCGATCTCGCTGACCGTTCCCGGGTATCGCCAGGAAGATCGGTTGTACGCCGTGGATACGCTCGCGTCGGTGAAGATCGAGGAAGCAGACGTCGACGGAGTTTTTTACGTTTCGCAACGTCGCTTCTACGAGGACCGCGGGAAACGCAGAACCGACCTCAAGCTCATTGCCAAGGACGTGTGGCTACCATGAAGATCGTCGATCGCCTCCGCGACATGATCGAGTTCGTCACAGATCTGAAGTTCTCCGACGACGACGGACTTGTCGCGAAGGGGAAGGACATTCACGACGAGGATATTGAGCCGTCGGTCGGCTATCACTTCGGGTTCTACTCGAGGCCCAAAGACGGCGCGCGCGGGATTGTCGTCAAGGTCGGCGGGCGCGGGAACACCTCCGTTCTCGTGGCGTTCCGGGATAAGCAATACGAGATGACGCTCGAAAAGGGCGAATGCGGAATGAAGAACGCGTTCGACGCGTCGATCTTGCTGAACAAGGACGGGGAGATCTTGCTCAACGGCGGATCGGCAAAGGTTGGGCGCGTCGGCGATGCTGTCGATCTTGGGAACTGGACCCATGTTCCGGCTTCCGGGGCCGGCGTTACTCCGTGCAAGCTACTGTGGAAAGGTCCGGGCTCTCCGGGTCTCCCTGCGGAGATCACTACGGCCCAGGACCTAGACGGGGAGATCTCCGAAGGGGCTGAGAAGGTGAAAGCATGATCGACCGCTACATCGATCCAAAAACTGGCGACTACGTCGACGCTGACGGTGGTGCGTACAAGTACGACGACGGCGTGCTCAACATGCTCGCGTACTCCTTCAAAATCTCAAAGGGGAGCTGGGAGGGCGATCCGCTCTTTGGGCACGACCTCGACAAGCTCGCGCAGGCGACCGACACACCGGAGAACCGCCGACTCGTTGACATCTACGCACGCGACGCGATCGCGTGGATGATTGAGCTCGCGTACATCGACACGGTCGACGTCAGGGTCGCCAGTCTCGGGGGCGGGAAGGTGGCTTTCGAGGTTGTGGCGTGGAAGTCTGGGCGCAAAGTGGCGGCCGGCTCCTTTGAGGTGCCGTTCGGGGTGGGGTAAAGCCGGGCCTATCCTAAACATGGATGGCGTTCCAAATTCCGACCCGCGAGGGGCTCGCCTCGTCCTTTTTGTCGGACTATTCGGGCGCATTTCCCGGGAAAAACACCGCCAAGGGTAGTGATCCCTGGCGTCTTTCGCGCGTCATCTCCGCGATCGTCTGGGCGATCATCGCGCGCCTTCTTTTTTTCCTCAAAATCATGCTCCCCGACACCGCCGAGGCCGAATGGCTCGAGCGTTGGGGCGCTGTCTACGACTTCAAGCGTCGCCAAGCGTCCGGCGCGACGGGAACGCTCGCGCTCAGGGTGACGGGGACCGTTGGCGCTGCAGTCCCTGTCAACACCGCGCTCGAGCACGAGGACGGAACCCAATACAAGGTTACCACCGTCGGCGCAGTCATTGGCGGAAGCGGCTATGTTGACGTTTCGGTTGCTGCGACGAGCACCGGTCTCGCGACAAACAAGCGGATCGACGACGTCCTCAGCTTTCCCGTTCCGCCGACCAACGTCGACGCCGAGGCGACGCTTGTCGTCGACCTCGAGAACGGTCTCGACATCGAGTCGATCGAGGAATACCGCGTTCGCTTTCTCGCGCACCTCGCAGATCCGCCCGAGGGCGGCGCGTGGCACGACTACATCGAATGGGCCAAGAAGATCCCGGGCGTCAAGGACGCCTACGTATGGTCGCACCGTCGCGGGCTCGGGACGATCGACCTCGTCGTCCTCGGCTATGGCAGCGGCGCGGATCGGATTGTCACGACCGAGGTAAACGACGCCGTTGATGCGTACATCGAAACGGTTCGTCCCGGGAACGTGAAGGACTGGAAGCGCCTTACCCCCACCGCAGAGACGCAGGACATTGAGGCAACGATCGAGATCGACGGCGATCGCTTCAAGTGGGACTGGGACGACGCCGGCGTCGGATACGCGATCAGCGCGCACAACGAAGGCGCACAGACGATCACCGTCCCGACCGCGCCTGCAGCGGTCAAGGCTGGCGTTCGTATCACCGTGCTTGGCGAGGAAGCGCTCGTCACAAACCGCACCGGGAATGTCCTAACGCTTGCCTTCGGGGACGACTACGACGGCAATCCGGTGAGCTGGTTCACGTTCGTTGTCTCCACGCAGGACATTCGCGCCTCTGGCGACCTCGTGCGCCCTGCGCGCGACGCAATTCAAAAGCTGTTCAACACGCTCGGACCTGCTCGCAGCGGGTTTTCTCGCACGTCGTGGACCGCCGAACTCAAGCGCGCGAAGCTTTTCGCGGCAATCACCGACGTCGACGGGATCGACGACTGCACGCTCACGAGTCCCGCGAGTTCCGTCGATCCGGTCGACGACTACAACCTCAGCGACACGATCAAGTTTCTCGTTCCGGGGAACATCAAGATCTGGAAGGCGAGCTAATGCCTCCGGCGTCTCGTTCGCGTGTTCTGGGTGCGCTTCGTCGGGTGTCGCCGTCGTTTCCAGACGTCTCGACTGAGGATACTTCCGTTGGCGCAGAACTCGGCGCGATCGCAACGACGATCGGCGAAGCGGTCGACGTCATGGATGCGATCCCGAATGAAATCTTTCCCAATACGGCCGAGACGACTTTGTCGCGCTGGGAGAAAAGCACGGGGATTGCGACGAGGCCGAGCGACGACCTCGACGTGCGCCGCGCGCGCGTACTTGCAGTGCTTCGGCGCACGAGCGGGCCGCGCGTTGCGCAGCTTCGCAGCATCCTTGCGGGTCCGCTCGACATCGACGGTGAAGATCTAGAGTTCCTTGAATCGCTTAGATCATCGATCGAGGCGGGCGTAACGGACACGATCTCTGACGACCTGTCGATCACTTCTTCGGCCAGGCTGATCGACATCGGCAAGCCGTGGCCTGGGCTGGTTGATGACGTTGGAGTTCGTCTCTACCTCGACCTTAGCGCACTCGGAACGCCAACGGTGTCCGTGATTCACGCTGACGGAACGTCGTGGACCCCGACGATTTCTCAGGCAACCGGATGGGTGTACACGCGCACCCACTTTCTTGGAAGGCGCGCGGCCGGACCATGGCGCGTTTCGGTCGCGAACGGGTCCAACGTCACGCTGCGAGAGACGCGCTTGCTCGTGTCGAACGACGTCGACTCGGCGCAGATCTTTCAGTTCTACGTGTACGCAGATCCTGCCCTGTCGGGGACACCGGACATCGCCGAAGCGCGGCGTCTCTTTGGTCGGATCGCGCTTGGACACATGCAATCCGCCGTGATTCAGCGACGAGGGTTCATGGTCGGCGACCCGAATTCCATCGTTGGGCAAAACCCAGTGGGAGCTTAGATGAGCCTTCCGACGAGCAGAAATAGAACCTACGTCGATCTGACGACGCAGATCCCGGACGACGACATGAACGACATTCAGGACAACATCGTCTACACGTCCGGGCTCGCCTACGGCGATGGATCGGACGGTGATGCTGATCTCGACGGGACGAACACATTCAGCTTCCTCACGAAGTCGAGCAACACGTACACGCTCACGCGCGACGTCTACTTCAACAACCTGACCGTTCGCGCTGGCTGCACGCTGTCCGCGCAAGAGAGCCACTATCGAATTTTTGTGCGCGGAACGCTGACGATTGAGGCGACCGGACACGTCCACGCGGACGGGCGTGATGGTCACTCTGTTCCGGCAAGCCCAGTTGGATCGGTCGGGGTCGGCGCGAATGGTGGTGCGGGCGGATCAGCGGGATCGAACCCTGGCACGGCGGGATCGAACTCGACGAATAGCCTTGGTGGCGCGGGCGGCGCAGGCGGCGCGAGCTCGGGCTCAGGCGGCGCCGGCGGAAGCGCGACCGCGCCCACGGCTGTTATGGGCGGGTATCGCCATCTGCAAGCAATGCTCGGTCACATCATGGGCGGTGGAAACCTCACGCTCATCAACGGCGGCGGTGGCGGCGGCGGCGGTGGCGGGGGTGCAGGTGGCGGCAAGCACGGCGGGGACGGAGGCGGCGTGCTTGTGTTGTGCGCCTGCAAGATCGTGAATGACGGCAAAATTTCCGCTGACGGCGGCGACGGAAGTGCGACGCCATCGGGCGGCGGCGGCGGTGGTGGTGGCGGTGGTGGCGTCGTGTTCTGCGTCTACCGCGCCAAGTCTGGATCCGGGACGATGACGGCGGCCGGCGGCGCGGCGTCTTCAGGTGGAAGTCCTGTTGCTGGGTCTGCCGGAACTGTCGTGGAGCTTCGCGCGTGATCGCCACGCTCACAGGCGTACTCGAAGACGGAAGCGGATCGACGGTCGCGCAGACCGTTCAAGATCTCCAGCTTCCCGAGGGGGAGCACGCCGAATACACGATCACGGTCAAAGGCAGAAACGGAACGGCGTTCAACCTCACTGGCTACGCGCTTTTCATGTGCGCACGCAAGGGAACGCAAACCCCGTTGTTCAATCGCACGGGAACCATTCTCGTTGCTGCATCGGGCACTGCGAAATTCACCATCACGAGCGCCGACACCGACGGAAAGAAGGGGATCTATCGTTACGATGTCTACATCGTCGAGGTCGCGACGAGTAAGGCGTATCGCGTTGTCCCTGACTCGGAGCTCGAGGTTGTCGACGCCAGGTTCGACGTCGACGACGACGCGGAAGGTCCCGGACCCTCCATCGCGCTGATTGGCATTCCTTCGCCGTCTCCCAGCGACGTCGGAAAGGCGCTGATTCTGACCGACGACAGCCCCGCGACGGTTGAGTATGGGGACGCGCCCACCGAAGACCACGCCACCGAGCACGTAACGGGCGGTGGCGACGTGATCCCAAACGCTGTTGCGGCTGGCGCGTCAGGGCTCATGACCGGCGCGGACAAGACGAAACTAGACGGAATCGAAGCGCTTGCCGACGTGACCGACGACGCGAATGTGCGCGCGGCACTTGCGGCAGCGTCTGCCGACATTGCAGTCAACTCGCGCAAGATCACGAGCCTCGCAGATCCGTCGAGCGCGCAGGACGCGGCGACGAAGAATTACGCTGACGGCGTTCGCTCGGTCACCTCGACCGCTACGATCGTAGCTGGCGCGCTGCTCAAGGTCAGCGGCGAGAACACGTTCGACCATCTCGGCGTCAGTGACTCCCCGCAGCTATGCGTTGGCGTGGCTGTCACAGGGCGCACGGGCGCCGGATCGTTCACGGCCAAGATCGCGCAAGCAACGACCATGGCCTCTGATGGCACTGACACGATCGCGAACGGCGCGCCAGTGATCCCGTCTGACACCGTCGCAGGTCGCGTGATGGAGGGGACGACCGACGACGTCGGCATCGTCGGCATCAACGTTGGCGCAACTGTCGCCGCAACGCTCAACGCGTCGGTATCGGTGATTTCGTGAAGAAGTTTGCTCTCTTCTTCTCGTTCGCCCTCGCGTCGTGTCTCTCGCCGAGCGCGCCCGACTTCGGCGTGCTCGAAATGTTCGACGCGCCGGACGCCGGCGCTCTCACGCGGCGACCGCAGTCCCGTCGCCGGATCGCTCCCCCGATCGTTACGACGCCCGTCGTATTCGACTTCACATCGGGAAGCGTCCCGTCTGGGATCACCGCTACGACAAGCGGCGACACCGTCTATGCGATGCGCTCGAGCGGGACGCAGGTCGTTGCTGTCACACCTGGCGCCGGCGTCGGGATCTTTGAGGACCGCGGCAACGGGACCGGGATTCTCGTCGCTCCGTCGTGGTCGAACGTCATAGTCACCGACTTCGGGGCGGCTTTCCCGTTCGCGCTGAGCTCATGGGATCACAACGGCGTCGGAAACGTTACGAAGACGGCGAACCAGGCCGACGGCCCCGCGCCCGCGGGAACCGGTCTCGGAAACGCCGACCTGATCACCGCGATCAACCCGGCGACGCAGGGAAAGATCAATCTTTTCTGTTCGACGCTCAGCGGCGGCGATGCCTTCGGATCGGTGTGGTTCCGCGACTTCGCGGGCAATTTGCCGACGTCGCCCGGCGCGTTCCATGGAACCCCCAACGGCGACAAGGACACCGACCGCGCGCCGGGCACCACGACGTGGACGCAACTCAGGTGGCAAGGCAACGGCGGTGCTTACAGTGAGATATACCCGGCCGGGGACTTCGGCACCAACGGCCCTACAGGCGGAGCGCTCGTCTGGGGCGCGCAGATGGGAGCCGGGCGCTATCAGCTCCCGCTCGTCAGCGGGGCGACGACCGCCACGGCGAGCGCCGCGTCGCTCACCGTCGACGATCCTAGTTCGTTCGTCGTCAACGGCAACTTCTACGCGAGCGGGAAATTTAAGGCGATCACGGATGCGCCCGGCTCGCTTGTTATAGGAACGGGATACCCACCGCGCTACCTGTTCTCAGCAGAAACGCCGGGCGGCAAGGTCTCCCTTCGCACGCAGTACTCGAGCGCCGGCTCGTCAAGTGTCGATTGGATATTCGAGGCCAATGGCTCCGATGTCATTACCGCTGCGTATGGAGTAGGTGTAACCACGCCGGGCGTTGGCGCGCTCTATCTCGGCGAGGTCTCGTGGCAGGTCGCCTACGATCACACGGCCGGCGACGCATGGATGTTCGTTTGTCTCGGCGGTAGCTGTCGCCTGCATCGCGCGACTGGGATCTCGTCGTCGGTGTCGACGCCGACGAGTTTCTACGTGCACTCCAACGTCGGCGCGGACGTCATGCCAGCGCTCGTGCGCGAGGTTCGCGCGCCACGCTCGCGCAGCCTGATCGTTCGGCCGTCGATATTGGTCGTGGGAGATTCGCAGATGGACGTCACCGACGCATCGGTAACGATCGTACCAACGCGACCAACGAACTACGTGCTCACGGATACAGAGGTCAAAGCAGGTAAGGCCATCCTCTCGACTGCCGTGCATGGCAACACGTTCGCGCAGCAACAGACCGCGCTCGCCGCAATCCCGTCGTCGTTCACGTCGTCCATTGAGGCCGTCACGATTGCGATGGGCTACAACGACTTTGCCGCAAACTCAAACGCGACTACGCGGACGAACTGCCAGAGCCTGCTGACGTACGCCTCGACGCGCTTCGCTGGAAAGGTGATCCAGCTGCACGTGCCAACGCCGGCAAAGGCGGGCGTCAGCGGAACAACGTACGGGCGCTCGGTCGAGTTCAAGGACGACGTCGCCGGGAGCTACTACACCGGCTCGACGCGAAACATTACCACGCTGTGGACCACCTACAACGACGGCAGCGACAACCTGCTGCCCGACACCGCGGATCACCTTCACTACAACGACAGTCTCAAGCGACTCATCGGGGCAACGATGCGCGCTGAGTACGTCACCGACGGAATTTTATAGAGGGAGCGAGGTCGCTATGACGTTCAACGAGCTACAGGAAATCAATCTCACCACCAACGACGGAACGTATGGGGAGACGGCGGACTTTGAAAGCTCGATCGTCGGCGATACCGAGTACGAGTTCGCGTTCGCTGGGACGCGCGGGCGCGTGTTCATCTCGTTCGACGGCACGACGGATCATTTCTTCATCGACGCCGCACGGGTTCCCGTTCGTCTTGTTGTGACCGATGAGACCGAGGTGTGGTTTCGTCGCGAGAAGGCCGGGACCGACTTCGTCGGTGTTGTTGTCAGCGGCGGGGAGGGTTAGCCCATGCGCGCGCTAGTGCTCGCGGTCTCGCTGCTCGTCTGCTCGGTTGCATCGGCAAAGAGTAAGGTCCCCGGCGCGTCGAAGTTCGGCGGCAACGGGGGTGGTGGTTCCGGTCTTCCGCTCTCGGGCGGAACCATGACCGGTCCGATCACGTTCTCGGGAACGCAGCTCGGGACGTACACGCTCGGCGGCGTGCCGACGTACACGCTGAGCTCGGCGCTCAACCTGCTACAGACGAAGTCCGTGCGCATGACGCTCGCGAACACGACCGCGGCGGTAACAGGCGGAAGCGGAATGCAGTACTCGCCCGCGCTCAAGTTCGGCGGCACTGGCTTTGTTTCGGGCGCGTCGGAACTCAACGAGATCGTCATTTACAATCGAGTGAGCGCAGATCAGGGAGGCAACGACGGATCTGAGGGACAGCTCGCGATCGATTTCTTGAACGGCGGGGCGAGCGCTGGATCTATCCCGAAGTTCCGCATTTGGAATGCTCTTGCGTCGGCCGGAATTTTCCTGCTGTCGGGTGCGAGCAAGTCCCTGTGGCTCGGCGCCAACACTGACGCCGCTGGGAACATATCCGGGGCCTACGAGATCTTGTCGACGGGATCAACAATCACTTGGGGCGTTAGCGGAGCGAACAAACTTCGACTCAACGCGACAGACCTCTATCCAATGACTTCCGGCGTTGCGCTCGGAGCAACCACGCAGTTCCTGAGCGTGAGAGCAGGTGGCGCGGTCGGCTCACGTCCAACATGTGACGAGGCGCTGCGCTCGACGTTCTTCAATCTCGAGGCAGCGGGCGGAGCGAGCGACGTCGTTCAGGTGTGCTCGAAGTCCGCGGCCGATTCTTATGCATGGCGCGACGTGTTCACCGCACCGTAGTCAACCCGAAGGAGATCTTTCGCATGTCGTCAATCAGTGCCGTCTTTCAGCGAGTCACCGAGCAGTGCGATGAGGTCGATCGAATCAGCCGGAGAATCACAAATGAGCGAGGAACAGGAGAAGGAGGAGACGGCGAAGGTGCTCGACTTGGCGTCGATCCTCTTGCGCATCGGAAACTCAATGGTTCGCCAGTCGGCCGCGATGGAGAAGGTCGCATCGAGCCAGTCCGAGATTCTCTCATCCTTGCAAGCGCGCGATTCCGCGCACGGTAGGGATCGGGATTCGCAGCTTCGCGCGATTGAAGCTCTTGCGCGCGAGTCGGCAGAAACCCGCGGCATCGCAATGGTGCTGCTCGAGGTCGTTCGTGGGTCCAAGGAATTGACCAAGGCGCAGATCGACGCGCTCTCCGGTCAAATCGGACACACGCACATAGCCGCGACCGAGGCAGCGCGCGCAGCAAAGAAGGCGGAAGAGAACACCGATCCCAACATCGTGTTGCCGGATCGGAGGCAAATCGAAAAGCCGCGCCCGGTCTCGAGCATGACCGTCGTCGAAGCAGCAAAGTTGGCGTGGCCGATTCTAAGAAAATTCTTCCCGTGGCTCGTCGCTGCCATCGGAAGTACTGGCCTCTGGAAGGCATGGAAGGGGAACGAATGAAACCGAAGAGGACTCGCGAAAAGATTGTTCTGTTTCTCTCTCTCCTCGTCGGCGGGCTTCAGCCGATGATGCTCGCAAAGTATCCGGTGAGCGCGTGGAACTTCGCACTCGCTGTGATCGGCTTGGTGATTTCGATTTACGCAGTCGTGTTCTGCGAGAAGCTCGCGCGTACTCAGCTGTCGCGCTCGACCGATATGGCGATTGCGTCAGTCGCGGACGTGACGCCGACCGTCCCCGCAACGCTTCCGGCAAAGCAACGCAAGCCGAGGGTGCGCCGATGAGGGCGCTACTTCTTGCGTGTGCGCTGCTCACCGCTGCGTGCGGCCCGGACGCGCGCGACGTGGCTATCACGAAGGCAAAGAAAACCATCCTCGGGATCGGACTCGAGAAGCACGCGGCCGAGCAATCGTGGAAGGCGGCCGACGCGGTGAAGCAAGAGGACATCCGCGAGAGCACGTCAGATCCGGTTGAGTACAAGGCCAAGATCGGACTATGGCGCGCGAAGGTTCAGAACGCCGTCAACAAGGCGTTTGCCGTCTTCGATACGGCCATCATTGCGGCGATGAGCACGCTCTATCTCGTCGAGTCTGGACTAAAGAGCGGGCTCGATCTCATCACCGTTGCAAAAGAGATCTGGGCCGCGTTCCAACAACTGCGCATGACATTGCAAGCGTTCGACATCACCGTCGAGCTTCCGGGAGGATTCTGATGGAGAACAAGGAGATCTTCGAGCTAACGAAGACGGTCGCCGAGTTCGGATTGCCCGTGCTCACGAAGGTGATCGAGAACGCCATCTCGTCGAACCAGCTCACCGCGCAAGACGCGGCCGAGCTCAACAGCGAGCTTCGCCAACTTGGGTCGACCATTCGCGGCGACGGGTCATCTCGAAAGCCCGACCAAGACGCGCGCAATGCTCGCGAGGACGCCGAGGCTGCGAAGAAGTTCGGACAGGCGGCGCTCGACGCGGCGGCGGACAAAGGCATGAGGGACGAGTGACCACGCCCGAGGTCGCGCTGCTCGTCGGCGCGTTCGTGTTCCTGATCGCGGCGGCGATTGCGATTGTGGATTCGACGCGATGGTGAGGTCGCTATACGAGGGGTCGATCAAGATCCCACATGGCGAGACCGAGGTGCGCGCGCTCTATGGCGACATCGGGATCGAGCGCGTTGACGGTCGCTATCAGGTGACACGCCCGCAACACTGGGAGGAGCGCAACTGTGTGGTGGTTCGCGACTTCCCCGGCCTGAACGGTCGACCGCTCTACGTGCATCGGCTCATGATCGAGCCGCTACGCGCGGCGCTGACCGAGGCAGAGATCACGTGCCCGGAATACAAGATCAAAACCATCGGCTGTTTTTCGCCGCGCTACAAGCGCTCGGGGAGCGGGGCGATCTCGCTGCACTCGTGGGCCGTAGCCGTCGATATCAACGCATTGCAGAACCCGATGAAAAAACCGCTCACCTGCGACATGCCGTCAGCGTTCATCGCGGCATTCAAGCGCGCGGGGTTCACGTGGGGCGGCGACTTCAAGGATGTAGATCCTGATCCGATGCACTTTCAGTTGGCGGACGGATACTAAATGAGCCGCGCCCGCATGGAGCGAATCGAGCGCCGACTAGACGAGCTTGAGGCCAAGGTCGAATACCTCGGCGATCAGGCCGGCGCGGACCTGATGGCGAAGCCAGTCGAGCCGGAACCACGTCCCGTGCCGAAGCCGAAGAGGGCGCGGTTTAGGGTGTCGCACCGGTAGCTGTGACACCCGCGTGTCAGACTCCCGCGGAATCTGGCACACCAAGCGGAGCATGTGGAATTTGAGCGCCCGTATAACCGCTCAAAACTACTGTATTTACCAGCTCCGACAATAGGACTCGAACCTATGACCCGGTGATTAACAGTCCGGTAGACTTTACGTCGGTGAGCGCGCGTTCGCGTGGCAGTTTGTGACACGGGCGTGTCAGCGTTTCGCGGCGGGCATACCTCGTACGGCGGCCGCCATCGTCGACGGCGATAGCTTGCCGTAGACGAGCTCCACCATGCGGCTCGTCTTGTGTCCGAGCAACTGCGACACCACGTAGCTCGTCTGACCGCTCTGCACGAGCCAGCTTGCGTAGGTGCGCCGCAGGTCGTTCGGCGAGACGCGAGGGACCTTCGCGCGGAGACATGCTCGCGCCAGGTCTCGGTTGACCTTGGTCCATGTGCCCGCGATCGGTTCGTTTCTCTCGTGCTTTCCGGTGAGCTCGGCGCGCAGCGGTGCGGGCACTGGGACGTGGCGATCGCTGCCATCTGTCTTGGTCCCCTGAATGCGTAGCGTGCGCGTCTTGCGGTCGTAGTCGCCCCACGTGAGCGCGGACACCTCGGACATGCGAGCGCCCGTGTAAACGGCCAGCATGAGCCACAGCCGATGCCTCGCGTTGGTGAGTGCCCCGAGCAGCGCGCGAAACTCTTTCGGTGTGAGCCATCGCTTTCGCGGCACGTAGCGAACCTTCCAGCGCGGCATGATTGCGCGGGGATCGCCGTCGTACTTTCCGAGCGCCTTCGCCGTCTCGAGCGCGCGCTTGAGCGTAACGAGCTCCTTGCGCACGGTCTCGCGTGCGGCGCCTTCGTCCTCGCGCGTGGTCGCGTAATCGGCGACGCGCTCGGTTGACAGGTCCGCCACGTCAACGCCTTCAAAGTACCGAGCGAGGTGACCGCTCCGCATGGTGTACATGCGGATAGTTGCAGGGGCGTTCGTTGCGCACCCCTTGGATACGAGGAGGGCTAGCGCTTCCTCGACGCTAAGCGGGGCGCTGTAGCGGGGTAGACTTTTCTCACCGTGAGCCTCGCGCTCCCATCTCCTAACGCAGAGTTCAGCCGCGCGGCGGTCCGTGCAATGCGTCGACGCTCGGACGCGGACTCCTTGGGTGTTGTAGTAGCTGCCGTGCCAGACTTCGCCGCGTCGATAGAGTCGCATGATGGGAAGTTTCGCCGCACCCAGGCGTCAAGCTGGGCTTGCGTGACGCGCACCATACGACGACGCTCCCCGCCTGTCATCTCGCGCATGACCTGGTAGGCGAAAGAGCGCGAGCATTTGAGGTGCGCGCGCACATCTTCGACGGTGAGAAGGGCAGGGCGCACGGTCACGGTGTCAGCATCTCCGGGCGATTTGCTCGCACCCACGCGATCAGATCGAGCGCGTCAATCTCGACGTAGCAATACCCGTCATCGGCGTACGCCCGGAACACGGCGCGGCTGTCCCATGATACGGAGTCGCGGCCTAGCTCAACAATCATCCTGTGGTAGTGCTCGCGCACGCCACGCATGACGATCGCGTCCGCGCGGGCGGTCGCAAACCAGACGTGACTTCCGTCTTTGCATTCGTCAAACCTGATAGTCGGCGGCGGGTCCGCTGGTACGTCTTCGCCGCAGGCGAGGCATCTTAATGTGGTGGGGCGCGGGGTCATGGCTTCTCCTTCCCGAGCGCAGCGCGATCAATGCACCACGCCAACGCACACGACACCTCAAGCGCGTACGCGCGCAAAGTTCCCGCCTTGTCTAGCTCGGCGATTTTCTCGATCCACTTGTCCGCAACCCCTTCGCTGCGCTTGACGATCTCGGCTGACTTGTTGTCGCAGTTCTCGATCTCGCGCAACGCCGTCTCCAGCGCCGCAATGCGCACCCGTGCTTCGTCGCGCTCGGCAACCAGTCTCTTCACTTGCTCGTCGAGTATCCATATCCGCTCGTCGCTCATGCGCCCTCCGCTTGCTTCCCTTATTCCTCGCATTCGCCCGCCCTCGGATCGCACTTCCAGTATTTCCAGGCCGTGCATCCTTGTTCATGAACGAGCGTATCGAACGAAGCGGCGGAGCTGTCGCATCCACTGCATTCGGCCTCGCTGCCGCTCATCGCCCGCGCCCCTTTCGTGCGGCTTCTTTCTCGCGAGCAGCGAGGAGCCGCCCCACCGCCCGAGCAACGAACGCCTCACGCCTGGCGTAGTTCGCCGCATGCCACATCCCTGCTTCGAGGCGAATGGCCGCGCGGATCACGCTCTGTTCTGCCTTCTCCACCGCCGTCGCCTTTCTCTTTTTCATCGCTTCCCCTTTCGTGCGGCTTCTTTTAGGACGGCAATAGCCACGTTGAGTCCGAATACGTATTCGCGCGCCTGTTCGTTGTCCGCCATGTAGTGACGCCAGATCGCACGCTCGTCGGCGATCAATCGCAGGGCGTTTCGCCTCGCGCTTGCGGGGATAGATCGCCACTCGCTTGCCGCCGTCTCCTTGCGCTTCTTGGTCATGCGCGCCTCCGAACACCGTCTCCGCCACTCGGCGTGCCGTCGCCGTAGCCGTAGCCGTAGCCGTAGCCGTTGCCGTAGCCGTCGCCGCAGCCGTAGCCGTTGCCGTCGCCGTAGCCGTCGCCGTCGCCGTAGCCGTTGCCGTAGCCGTAGCCGTCGCCGTC